TCCCGACAGTGATAGTTATGGGTGTTCTTGCCGGGTCCATTGGCAAGTATCTCCAAGAGCATTATCAGTTCCCAGAAGAAATCATCTGGGCTTTGTCTGCTAACTTTGGTTATTTCGGACCAAAACTTCTTGATAGAATAGCAAATTATTTAGAGAACAGAGGCAAGTGATATGGCCTCTATTATTAAAAAGATTGTAGCTCCTCATAAAAACATATCACTAAGTGATGGGGTTTGGATAAATTTAATAATTATCGCCGGTCTTGTCGGGTTCGTTCTTGGTTGGATTTTTTGTTATGAAAAATTCTACAACCTGACAGATTACGTAGACTTGTCTGCGACAACGTGTCACCTTCCAATCCTTATTTAAGGATGTACTTACTTCTTAAGTAAGAAGAAGAAGAAGAAGAAGAGAAGACATGACTTTATTTCAGAAAGACCTTCTTCAATACATAAGGACTTACATCCTTACCAATGGCTCATCTCCCTCTATGAGGGAGATGAGCCTTGTAATGAAGTGTGGAATGGGAAAACTTTATCATAACCTTAAGAACCTCAAGAAAAGAGGAAAGATCAATTGGACAAGGAATCTATGGCGAGGAGTGGAAGTTAATGATTGACAAGATTTCCCAGACAAGACTTGACGATGTTCACCCGGATTTGAAATTGGTGATGCTCGAAGCAATGAAAAAAGCTGATCTTGACGGGGTAACAATCAGAGTAACCTGTGGCGTCAGAGACGCTGCGGCCCAGATGCTGGCATTCAAGTCTGGCGCCTCTAAGTTGAATGGAATCCCAAAGAAGGATGGAGGTACCGGGGTATCTGAACATCAGAAGGGGATGGCGGTTGATGTCGTCCATATGATCGGAAACAACCCGAGTTGGTCTGGCGCCTCATTCAAAATCATAACAAAATATATTAAAGATGCCGCCAAGAAGAAGGGCATATCGATTGTTTGGGGTGGGGACTGGCCGAAGTTTGTCGATATGCCGCATTTCCAATTGGATAGAAAACAGTATCTTAAGGATTATATTATCCTCCAGAGGGACAACTAATGACTGGCATTTTTAATGATGATGAATATGAAATAGAGAGGCAGGGCACTCTCGCCCTGAAGGCCAACCATGTTACTTGGATTATCAATTCAAAAGTTGGAGAGTCTATGGAATATTGGACCGGGTTTCTTGCAGAGGAGAGAGACCCAAGCAGAAGAAAGTCAAGACGGGCCAATATCATTGGCAATCTTTTCTGGACAGCGGCCTGCGTACCAAGGAGTCCAAATCCTGAACTCGGCACTGCTTGGGGTATCGGATTGGGACTGGTCCAGCTTTCCCAGAGAAAGAACAGGGATGGGACTTATAGTTATTTAGCCAAAAAAATTAAAGATCTGCCTTCAGACATGAAGTCAATGTACTCAAAGACCCTCCTGTCTGTTTAAAGAATTCGGGTTGACATGGTATGTCAACCCGGCATTCTATGTAGAATTCCCAAATTGCGCGCAGACATGGTTGATGGAACTCATAAAGCCTTCCTCGGATTTAATAACTCAGTTCAAGAATTTGAGTCCAAGGGAGCAGAGCGCATTTCTTAAGCATCTTGAGGGCGCTGTCAGCACTAGGGAGAATGTTTCTGCCCGGGCAGATTTCATAGAATTTGTTAAACTGATGTGGCCTGACTTCATTATGGGTCGTCACCATCAGATCATCGCCAACGCTTTCCAGAGGATTGCAAATGGCACTCTTAAAAGACTTATCATCAATCTCCCCCCGAGACACTCAAAGTCAGAACTCTCTTCATACCTGTTCCCCGCTTGGTTCCTTGGGCTTTATCCTAAGAAGAAGGTTATCCAAGCATCGAATAATGCTGAGCTTGCAGTTAAGTTCGGACGTAAAGTCAGAGATCTCGTTGATACCCCGCACTACCAATCCGTTTTCCCGGGAACAAAATTAAGCTCTAACAGCAAGGCGAACTTCCGGTGGGACACCAGTGCTGGCGGAGAATATTTCGCCATTGGTACAACGGGTAAAATCACTGGTCGCGGTGCGGATCTGTATGTCATCGATGATCCGCACTCAGAACAAGAGGCAGTTCTAGCTCTCCACGACGCCTCTATATTTGATGAAGTCTACGAGTGGTACACGTCTGGTCCAAGACAACGTCTACAGCCGGGAGGTGCAATCTGTATCATCATGACTCGCTGGGGTGCGCGCGACCTCACTGGACAGGTGTTAAAGACGAATGCGGCAAAAGGTGGTAAAGAATGGGAAGTCATTGAACTTCCGGCCATCCTTCCAAGCGGGAATGCTTTGTGGCCCGAGTTCTGGCCACTGGAAGAATTAACTCAGCTTCGGGACGAACTGCCTCTTCACAAGTGGATGAGCCAGTATCAGCAGAAGCCGACATCAGATGCGACATCGATTGTTAAACCGGGCCATTGGAAAATATGGACTGAACCAAAGCTTCCGCATTGCGACTACATCATTCAAAGTTGGGACACTGCGCTGCTAACAACAGAACGCAGCAACTCTAGTGCTTGTAGTACTTGGGGGGTCTTCTATCCAGATGAAGACAAGAACAAGCCGAACATCATTCTTCTTGATGCCTTCGAAGAGAAGATTGATTTTATCAGATTAAAAAAGCAGGCAATGATTTCTTACAAAGCATGGAGGCCTGATAGCCTTGTTATTGAAACAAAGGCTTCTGGCTCGCCGTTGATCTATGAGCTTAGAGCTATGGGTCTACCCGTTGTTGAGTACACTCCGACGAGAGGTAAGACAAAGCTTGCTCGCGTTAATGCGGTGTCTGATCTTTTCACATCCGGTGTTGTCTGGATGCAGGAGACAGCTTTCGCAGAAAAAGTTAGGGACCAGTTCGCTCAGTTTCCTTATGGGGATTCCGACGACTTGGTAGACAGCTCCACTCAGGCTTTGATCAGATTCAGGCAGGGTGGTTTTGTCAGACTTGCATCAGATGAACTTGAAGACGTGACACCTAAAGGTCCGTCACCGGAGTATTATTAATGGGTAATCCAGTATTTACAACCCCAAAGAACGCACCAGTCATTGATGAGAATTATACCCCGGAAGCTCCGGGTCTTTCATTCAGTGACGTATCTGATCCAATCTCTGATGTTGGCGCCTCTGAGCCAACCAGCAGAACCCAGATGATGCCAGATGGCAGTGCCATTATTAATATGGGTGAAAGTGGAGAAGAGGGCGGCGAATCCCTGAAGATGATTCCCTTCATGGATAACATTGCCGCTCATCTCGATGAGGGAGATATGACCTCAATGGCAATGGATCTCATTGAAAGCTATGAGGCTGACAAGAGATCCAGATTTGATTGGGAAAAGACTTACAAAGATGGCCTGCCTCTACTTGGATTTAAAATTGAAACTCGTACAGATCCGTGGCCGAATGCGTGCGGTGTTTATCATCCGGTGATGGCTGAGGCTGCGGTAAGGTTTCTCGCAAGCGCGATGACAGAATCCTTTCCCGCGCGCGGACCTGTAAAGACAACCATCATTGGAAAGTGGACGCGCGAAAAAGAAAAGAAGAGCAAGCGCGTTCAGGAAGAAATGAACTACCAATTGACGGAAGTCATGAGGGAATACCGGCAAGAGACGGAACAAGTTATTTGGAGAATGTCCATTGCTGGCAGCTCTTTCAGAAAGATCTATTTCGATCCTCTTCTTGGTAGACCAACAGCAATGTGCGTCTATCCTGAAAATCTTGTCGTGCCCTATGGCGTTACGCATCTTGAAGGCGCCGAGAGATTCACTCATGAACTCTTTTATACAGAAAATCAGATTGAGGCTCTTCAGGTAGCTGGCGTTTATAGAGGGGTGGATATTGGCCAGCCAATTATTCCAATCTCATCTCCAATTGAAACGGCAAAAGATAAGATTACTGGGATGTCTCCCACGATAGAGGTAGATAATCGCCATGAAATCCTTGAGATGTATGTTGATCTCGTCATTGATGATGTTGCTGACGGGGGCGGCCAACCCTGTCCCTATATCGTCACGATTGACAAAACGACCTCCACTATTCTTTCCATCTACAGAAACTGGAATGAACAGGACCAACTCCGCAAAAAGATAATGAACTTCGTTCACTATCAATTCATGCCGGGGTTTGGCTTCTATGGCCTTGGTCTTATTAATATTCTTGGCGGTCTTACCAAAGCCGCCACGTCCATGCTCCGCCAACTTGTTGACGCGGGAACTCTTTCGAATCTGAGGGCTGGTTATAAAACCAGAGGTCTCAGGATCAAGGGAGACAATCGTCCACTTGAACCGGGGGAACTGCGCGATATTGACGTTATGTCTGGCACTCTCAGGGACAACATCTACTTCCCTGATTTTAAGGGGCCGAGCGCAGAACTCTCCGCTCTTCTTGGCGCCATTGTTGAGGAAGCCAGAAAGATTGGATCTGTTGCTGATATGAAGGTCAGTGAAGTCAGTGGTGAGATGCCTGTTGGTACAGTGCTCGCGATCTTTGAGCGCAACATGAAAGTCCAGAGCGCCATCCAAGCCAGACTTCATGCAAGTCTCAAGGAAGAATTTAAAATTCTCGCTGGCCTTATCGCAGAACATTCCGCGCGCTATGACTACGAAATTGATGGTGATCCAGCAATTATCCGGGAAGACTTTAATACCGGGATCATTGATATCATCCCGGTAAGTGATCCTAACGCGACGACCATGTCGCAGCGCATGATCATGCACCAAGCAGTCATGAACATGGCGAAGGAAGCACCCCATCTCTATGACCTCCCCGAACTACACCGCAGGGCGCTGGATATTATGGGGATGAAGGAACCCGAGAAGATCATTCCTGATACCAGCAACATGCCTCCGATGGACCCAGTCACGGAGAACATGGCAATTATTAATATGAAGCCGGTCAAGGCTGCTCTTGAGCAGGATCATGAAAGCCATATCAAGGTTCACATGGCTGCGATGAAAGATCCGATGATCATGAGCCTCATGGAGGGCAATCCTGCTGCGCAGGGTATCATGGCTGCGGCTGCTGCCCATATGCAGGAGCATATTGCTTTCGCCTACAGGCGCAAGATTGAGAAGGCTATGGGCGTTCCATTGCCTCCTCCGGGTGAGCCGATGCCGCCAGATCTGGAATACAATTATTCCAGTGCCGTGGCCGATGCTGCCGAGATGGTTCTTGAAGAGAGCAAGACGGACATCGCCAAGCAGAAGGCGCAGGAAGCTTTGGACGACCCAATTGTGAAGCTTCAGGAACGTGAGCAGGCTGTTAAGGAAATGGATGCCCGCAGGAAGGTGGCCAAGGATATGGCTGACGCAGAGTTCAAGGATAAGCAGCTTCAGCAAAAGAGCCTCCTTGAACTTGCCAGACAGGGGTCAACCGAGAGAGCCTTCAAGGCGGAACATGTTAATAATTCCGTACAGCAGCAGGCCGAGCAGGCCCTCGCAAAGCGTCAGCAGATGTTTAAAGAGCAGCAGCATGGTCAGAGCATGGGCGCCAAGATTCTGGACAGAATGCTTCAGGAAGAAACAAAAAGACAGAATGAGGCAAAAAAGAGCTTGCAAGAGTAACCAAGTCAAGTGCAGATTTAATATATAATTCAGAACTCCGTCAGGACGCCCGCTTTGGAACAAGATAATCTGGACTCATCTCTTGTCGCAGTTAAGACAAAGGTCCGTGAATTAATGAATGACTATGCTGACAATCTTGCCGCAGGAAATATTAATTCCTATGATGAATACAGAAACGTTGTTGGCATCATTCATGGGTTGGCACTTGCTGAAAGAATAATTCTCGATATTGCCAGTAGGCAAATCGACGCCGATTAAACCGACTGTGGCGGTCCCCACAAGCAGGAGTTGTTATGTACAAGAATGACTTTACCATTCCGAACGGTGCTAAATTGCCCACCCCGGTTGGTTACAAGTTGTTGGTCATGGTTCCAGTCTTGGAAGATAAAACCAAGGGCGGGATCATAAGGCCAGATTCCTTGAAGGCAGCAGAAACTACTGCGTCAATTGCCGTGAAGGTTCTTGCACTTGGCAAGGATGCTTACTGCGATGCAGACAAATTTCCTTTTGGCCCTTGGTGTAAAGCCGGGGATATCGTGATCACGCGAGCCTATTCGGGAACCCGCTTCGATATCGGTGAACGAGAATTCCGCATTATTAACGATGACAGTGTTGAGGGAACAGTTCCCGATATCACTCAGCTAACAAGGAGATAATTATGTCAGGTGGAGAAGATGTTTTTCGTGTCCCTAGTGATTCGTTTGATGTTGGACTGTCGGCTGTAGACAAGCCAACCGAGTCAAATGTTCAGGTTATTGTCGAAGACGATACCCCTGAGAAAGACAAGGGAAGGCCGCGCCGAAAGGAAGGTCATCAACCATATGATATCAGCGATGATGAAATCGCAAAGTATGATGAAGGTGTTAAGGGCAGAATCCAGAAGCTTCGCTTTGAATATCATGAAGAGCGCAGATTAAAGGAAGAAGCCGGTCGTCGGGAAATGGCGGCAATTGAATATGCGAGAAAGCTTGTAGCTGAAAACTCAAGACTTACCTCGACATTGCAGCAAGGGGAAAAGACCCTCATTGAAGTTGCGAAGGCAAAGACACAGTCAAGCATCGAAGCCGCAAAGCGCGACATGGCTGAGGCTCATGCCGCTGGAGACGCCGACAGGGTTGCTGATGCGGCTGCGAAGATCTCCAAGTACTCAAGCGAGGCTGAGGCTCTGAACTATCAGCAGCCCAGCATTCAGGGAAATATTCCAACCCCTGAAGATAGCGTTAAACATTTTGATCGGCAGGTTCAGCAGAACAGAACCCCACAGGGTCCGCACCCGAAGGCCATTGAATGGTATGAGGGCAACAAGGACTGGTTTGAAAAAGATCCAGTCATGACAAAATATGCCAAGTGGCTTGATGAAGAGCTTATAAAGAGAGGCTCATCTCCAGCAACTGATGCCCACTACTCTTACATTGATAACGAACTACGCCGCGTTTTCCCCGACAGGATGAACGAACGGTCGCCGGAGCAGGAGACGTATGAAGTCCCTACTGTTCAGGCGCCTGCACCAAGACAACAGCAAAGAGTTAGTCCCGTCTCTAGGTTTGCTCCTCAGGCCGCAGCTGCACCTCGCACAATCAGTCAGGTGCGCCTCACAAAGAGTGAGGTGTCTATCGCAAGAAAGCTTGGTCTTTCCCCTGAACAATATGCAGAACAGAAGATGAAGGATTATCCTAATGGCTGATCGTGACAGAGAAAATTCAACACGCGAAGTTAAAAAAAGAAAGGTCACTTGGAGGCCTGCTTCTTCGCTTCCTGATCCAAAGCCGGAAAAGGGTTACAGATTTCGTTGGATCAGAACTGGTTCCGTGGGAACCTCTGATTCGGCAAATGTTTCGGCACGTCTCCGTGAAGGCTACGAACCGATTAATGCTTCCGACCATCCTGAATTTAAATTGATTCATGATGAGCGGTCGAGATTTCCCGACAAAGTGGAAGTCGGCGGTCTTCTTCTGTGCAAGATCCCAGAAGAAATCGCAGAGGCCAGAGAAGAATACATGGCCCAGAAAGCTGCCGCACAAATCGACAGCGTCGATAATCACTATATGCGTGAATCAGATGGACGTTCGCCTCTTGCTAAACCTCAGAGGGCCACGAAGGTCAAGTATGGCAAGGACAGCCTAGCTGATAGTTAGGCTAACATAAGGACTCACAACTATGGCTACAGCAGCGACCCCGAAAGGGCTTACTCCTGTCGGTTATCTTTCTGGGCGTCCCTATAATGGCGCGTTCAGACAGATTAAAATTGCGTCCGGTTTGGCGAGTAACATCTTTAACGGCGATTGCGTTAAGATGCTCTCCAGCGGCACAATCGACAAGGATTCAATCACAACCGCAGTCACAGCAAACGCCGCTCTTGGTGTTTTCTTGGGCTGCTCCTACACTGATCCAAACCTTAACTATAAGGTTTTCCGCAACTACTGGCCGACTGGCACGGTGGCTTCGGACGCTTATGCGTTTGTTGCCGATGACCCGGGTCTGATTTTCCAGATTCAGGCAAGTGCGGCTGTGACTCAGACAAACCTTGGTAACAATGCTTGTTTGATTAATACCGCTGGATCTACCCTTGTCGGTAGATCACGTATTGCTCTTGATGCCACGACTAACGTACCGGCAACAACCAACACGTTCCCATTCAAAATCATTGGCTTTGTCGAAGGCGGTGGCAACACCGTTGGTGATGCGTTCACTGAAGTTCTCGTTAAGTGGAACTTCGGTATGCACCACTATGACTCTGCTACTGGCATTTAAGGGGAGCGCTGAACAATGGTTGCAATGAACAGAGCACAGTTCTTCAAGGAACTGCTTCCCGGTATTAACAAGCTGTTTGGCTTGGAATACAAGACCTACGACAATCAGTGGAAGGAACTCTATGAAGTTCAGTCTTCTGACCGTAGTTTTGAGGAAGAAACAAAGCTGGCTGGACTTGGTCAGGCTTTGAGAAAAGACGAAGGTATGGGTGTTTCCTATGACGCAGGTCAGGAAGCATGGACCTCCCGCTACGACCATGAAACGTTTGCGCTTGCATTCGCTCTCACGGAAGAAGCAATGGAGGATAATCTGTATGACAACCTCATTAAACGTTACACCAAGACGCTTGCGAGAGCCTTTGCCTATGCAAAGGAAACGAAGGCAGTGGTTCCGTTTAATAACGGGTTTACCGCATACACGGTTGGCGATGGTCAGAACTTGTTCTCCACCGCGCACCCGCTTGTATCTGGTGGCACGAATGCTAACCGTCCTGTGGTCGCCGTTGACCTTAATGAAACCGCTATTGAAAACATGGCGATTCAGATTGCAGCGTGGACCGATGAACGTGGCCTTCTCATAGCCGCAAGACCCAAGAAGATGATTATTCCTCCGGGTCTTCAATTTGTTGCAACGCGCCTTCTGGAGACCCAGAACCGCGTTGGAACCGCCGACAATGACATCAGTGCTATCTACTCGAATGGAACGATTCCGGGCGGTTACACTGTTAATAACTACCTCACTGACCCAGACGCGTTCTTTATCCAGACGGACGTTCCGAATGGCATGAAGCACTTTGAGCGCGTACCGCTCAAGATGTCGATGGACGGTGACTTTGATACTGGCAACGTCCGCTACAAGGGCCGCACGCGCTACAGCTTCGGTAACTCCGAGCCGCTTGGCGTGTGGGGTTCACCGGGCGCTTAATCCGCCACCGTGCGAGTTGGGGGAATGGAAGAGATTTCATTCCCCCTTCATTTTAAATTGTGGCCCCCGTTATCCTGATTGGGGCATCTCAGCAAAAGGATATTATCTATGCCCTCTCATTCAAGAACTGGCTTTTCAGACGCGCTGCCAGATACCGTGATGTATGACGTTGGAATGCAGCAACCGTGGTCCTATCAGAACTATTTTGATGATTTTAATATCTTCACCGCAGCTCAGTGGACTGTGACTGAAACTCAGGCCGGTGCGACTCAACTTGGTGCGTCCGGTGATGGTGGCTGGTACCAGACTGTTAACTCGGCTGCTTCTGGTGATTACAGCACCATTCAACACGGCGTGGCTGGCGTCAGCCCCGTCCAGTTCTTTATTGATGCAAACTCTGACTGGGGTTTTGTCACAAGGTTCAAGGTGGATAACGTTGCCACTGGCCCCATTTGCGTCCTTGGCCTTCAGGCCGCTGTTGCAACGCCGGATACCCCAGTGAATGGTGTATACATTATCACTGGTGCTCTTGGTGCCATTTCATTCTCAATGACAAAGGCTTCGGCCACAACGACTCTCGCCACTGGCGCTCTTATGGCGGCTGACACATTTGCTGAAGTTGGTTTCTTCTATGATGCCAGCAAGAGCATTGTTAAAGTTTACAAGGACGGCGCTCAGATCGGTGAGCAGTCAACTCTCACAAACATCCCGCTCATATCGACTGGGCTTGGCACAACGATTTCATTGAAGAATGCGACCGCTGCTGCACGTACCCTGACAGTTGACTATGTCATGGCCTTCAAGCGCCGTATGGCGGTATGGAGTTAATTAAATGGCTAGAAGAGCAATTATTGCTCAATCTGGCGTTGGAACAACGGCTTGGGTTGCATTGGACTCGTATAGTCCTTTGACTTCCCTTGCTGCTGTTGTTAGCGGCGGTGCGGCAACATACACAATCCAGCACACCCTTGATGATGTTCTCAGTGGTGTGACAGCAACCGCATTCGACCATGACACTCTCGTAGCCCAGACTACAAGTCAGGATGGTAACTACGCATTCCCGATTGCAGCCATTAGAATTAATCAAACAGCTGGCGCAGGAACTGTCACACTGACAGTACTTCAGGCTGGCGGATCGGTTCTTTAATGGCTCTTGGCGGTAAGGGTGTTAGCGCTAGTGCCGGTGATGGACTTTCAGGTTGCGACTCCGGGCTATCCTCCGGCTTCGCAAGCCTGCAATGCGTCGATCTTTTTGACGGCATTAATTTAAACATTCCCAAGTCCGTGAACTATACCAAGGTTGTCGGCGCTGCCGCCTCCTTTAATCCACTAACGACCGTGTTCACCTTCACGGGTGGCAACCAGTCCATGTACAGGGCCGCATCTGGCCTTCTGGTCCCATCCGTCACGAACACACCGCGCATTGAGTA